TGTCGGGCGGCCGCCCAGGTGCCGCGGGTGGGGAAGGTGGCCGGCTGGGTCATCGCCGCCTTGTTCTTGGCGATGAGCAGCGCCTTGGCCATCACGCCGGTCTTCGGGTGGCAGATGTCCTCCACCTTGTCTGCCCCGCCAGGGAGCTTTCTCACGATCCGGCTGGCGAAGTAGGCCTTCACGTAGTCGGTGAAGCTCGCCGGCCACCTGGAGAGGTCCGCCCCGTAGGTCGCGGCGTCGGAGACGTACTTCACGAAGATCTGGTCCAGGTCGGAGAACCAGTAGGCGACCTCGTCGGCGTAGCTCGTGAGCGGGGTTTGCAGGCGCTCGTCCTGGAACACCCCGCTCGTGTTCACCCAGTCGGTGGGCTTGTCGAAGACGCGCTGGTAGCCCCAGTCGGGCTGGATGGATGGGTTGTAGTCCAGGCGGCTCGAGCGCATGGCGAAGTGCCACTGGGCCTGTTCCAGGCAGTAGCGCACGCCCCCGTCGTTCCAGACCAGGTCAAGGAGGCGCCTGGATTCGACGATCTCCGAGAGGTTGGCGAGCTCCCGGTCCCCGCAGACCAGGAGCGCGCCGTTGTAGATCTTCAGCCGGTCGGTGGCGATGGCCGCCCCCGGGTTATGCGGTTACGGGCTGGCGCTGCGCTGGCGCGATTACATGCGAGCGGGCGAGCTCCTGGAGCCTGCGTTCGGCGACGTCCTTTTGCTCGATGCCTTCCTCGAGCACCGCCCGGTCGGACTTTCTCACGATCGACCACTTGTGCTGGCTGCGCCAGGTGACGCTGTGGGCGTCCACGTAGGCCTTCACCTCCTGCTCGGAGGCCTGGGTCTCGGCGACCTGTCCGGTGGTCAGGCGGTGGAAGGAGAGCTGCACCACGCGCGCCCAGGTGCGCGAGCAGTCCACGACCTGGTACATGGCGACCCAGGTGCCGTCGATCGCGCGGGCGCGGATCTCGTCCATGGGGCGCAGTCTCACGGCCTGGTGGGCCCAGAAGGCGGGCTCGAGCAGGATCTCGGGCTTCACGTCCTGCGGGATGAGGGCGTCGTATCGCGTGCTCACCTGCTCGAAGAGCTGCAGGTCGCCTGGGGCGAGCTGGATCTGCTGCTGCTCTTTGGGTTTGGCTTGTTCCATTGCGGTCCTCCTCGCGTTGATGGGGGTGCTGCCGGCGAGGCCCCGAAGGGCCCCGCCTTCCTGCAGTGCTGCTCGCGCCAGTTGCCGGCGCGCTGGCTTACGCCGTGGAGCTGACGAAGCCGTTGGTCGAGGCGATGCCGCACCCCAACGTGGTCACCGGGCCGATCACGCCGGCGTACATCGTCGCCGAGGTGCCCGTGCAGATCGCGCCCATGATCAGGTCGCCCTCGCGCATGCCGAGGTATGCGCCGTCGGTGAAGTACGTGTTGCTCACGATCTCGGTCGTGCCGTCGGTGGTGTTGTAGAGCCACAGGTTCTGGCCGACGATCTTGCTGCTGGTGATGTGGCTCGTGCTGCGCTTGCCCCACATGTTGACGCCAGCCGCAGCGCGCGGGGGGTTTGCCACGCTGCTGAGTTCCGTGCTGCCCTTATAGGCCATGGTGGCCTCCTTGATTGTTCGACCCGGATGCCGGCCCCGGTGCTCTGGGGCCGACTAGCAGGTCATCCGGGGTTAGCCGTAGACGGTGCCGTCCGTGGTGAAGACGACCACGCCAGCGTTTTGCAGCAGGAGCGCGCCCATGTAGCAGCTGGTGCGCGCGTAGGTGAAGTCCTGCTCGTCGTTGTACCCCACGGCCGTCATGACCCCGCCGCTATTGGCGGCATGGCCCACGGCGCTCTTGTGGTACAGGAACGACTTCTCGGACGCGGTGGCTTTCCCGGGCAGGTTCGGGTGCTCGATGATGAGCGTGTTCCTCCAGCGGTAGGCCATCGGGCGGTCGCGCCAGGAGGGGTTCTCCCCGGTGCCGGACCAGGGCCGCACGTCGACGTAGTCCGCCGAGGCGAACTCCGGGGCCTGCTCGAGGAACGCGAGGAAGCTCGGCTGGGTCAGGAACGTGATGTTCGAGTCCCACGGCACGCTCGCATTCGAGAGCTTCACCCGGCCGTTCTGGAAGAGGCTCACCGTCGGGGTCGCCGAGGCCGCGCCGACCGTCACCGTGCCGGTGTTGAGCACCGTGATGATCTGGTCGTCGATCTTGCGGTTGAGGACCCCCATCGAGGTCATCTGCATGATCTGGCGCTGGTTGCCCTGGCTGGCGAAGATGTTGAAGCCGGTCTTCCTCACCAGGTCGTGCCACTCGTTCAGCGTCACGGTGTACTGGTTGTTGTCGTCGTTGCGCGCCGCGATCATGCCGTTGGCGCCGCGCGTCACCGCGGTGGCTCCGCCGGATCCGACCACGAGGAACACCGCCTGGTTGCCCTTGATCACCGCTTCGGTGGTCACCGTGTCCCGAAGCAGCGTGGAGCGCGCTTCGAAGGCGGCGATGAACTCGTCGCGGTACTGGGTCTGGTAGGCGATGTCGACCGTGCAGGCGAAGCTCGCCAGCGCCCTATCCTTGAACGGGGCGAAGATCCAGCGCAGCGCCGGGCCGAAGACCTTCCAGGTGATGTACTCGAGCGGGGTGAGCGTGAGGCCCAGCTGCACGTAGTGCACTGGCGTGAACAGCTGCTTGACCGGCTCCACGGCCACGCCGGCGACGATCGCCAGGCAGGCTGCGAGCCCTACGAGGATGCTTTTGATTCTGGCCATGACGGCCTCCTTTGCTAAGTCGGTTTGTCGACCTCGCTCGGGTTGTCCATCACGGCTGTTGGCAGGGTTGCCCTGGGAGGGGCCTGTTGCCAGCGGACTGGGGCCTCGCTTCGGTACCCTATTTCCGCCCAAGGGAGCGCTTTCGCGGTTACCCCTCGGTTGGGGCGTTTATACACCCGCCCAAGGAGTAGCGCAAATGAGGGGCCTGGCGGGCCCCATTCCTCGTTGCTTGCGCGCTGCCGAATGGGCGGCGATCGGCCGCCCGCGAATTGCTATGCGGCCTGCTTGGCCTTCACCTTCTCCACGCCCGCGGAGAGCGCCCGGTACTCGGCCTGCAGGGCGTCGGCCTTGGGGCCCTTCCAGTACTCGCTCTTGTCGTTGGCCATCAGCTTCTTCAGCTCGGCAAGGCGCGCCTGGGCGGTGGCGACGTTCGCCTCGCCCGCCGGCACCACGGTCGAGAATGGGTTGATCTCGCGCTCCATCTGCACGAGCCACTTCCAGGACTCGGCGCTCGCCTTGATCGGGGTGTGGTCCTCGAGGTAGCCGTTCATGAAGCGGTCGCGGAAGCCCGCCGGCGCGCGCGCGAGCAGCGCCTCGGCCATCGCCTTGTTGGTGCGGTAGTCCTGGCCCCACTCCTTGCGCAGCTCGTCCTCGGTGGCCATCTCGGCGCGCTTGTGGGCCTCGCTGACCGTGCTCTCCTGGCGGTCGACCTCGGCGTAGAAGCTCCCCACCGCGGCGTCCATCTGGGCCTGGGTGTAGTTCGCTGCGTGCGCGCTCTTGCGGAAGGTGTTGAGGAAGGCGTCGTCCTCTTTCGGGGCGGTCCTGCCCTCGGGCATGTTGATCTTGTAGTCCTCGAACTTGGCCGGGATCCCGTTCTCGGCGCGCCAGAGCGCGACCTGCTCGGGGGGCGCGTCCTTGGGCAGGGTCGAGCGCAGCTCGCCGCTGGATTGCTTGGTCTCCATCGAGCGAAAGGACTTGTAGACGTCCTCGGGGCTCTGGAAGCGCTGCAGGCGCGCGAGCTCCTTTTGGTCCCCGCCCGCCATGCGATCGCGCCAGCCGTCGCCCCAGCCCATGAAGGCTGCGGCGCTCGAGCTCGCCACGCCGGTCGAGCCGCCGCCAGTTGAGGCAGGCGCGCTGCCGGTGCTGGCGGGTGCCCCGCCGGTGGATGCTGGTGCCATGCCTGTGCTCATTGTTCCCTCCTCAGTTGTCCGATCTTCAGTTTCAGCAGCTTCACGATCTGCAGGCCGACGAACCTGCGGCCCTCAGCGAATACGGTATCACGCTCGCCCTCCTGGGCCCCTGGCCGGAAGGAGAGGTCGTAGGTGCCGGCCGCCTTCTCGATCAGCCAGGCGAGCGCGCGCTTTTGCTGGTCCGGTCTTGCCGCCCCGCGGGCGAGCGCCTGCCAGGCTTCGGCGTCGGCGTCCTCGTAGCCGGCCGGGCGCCATGGGGCGTGGTCGAGGATCGCCTGCCTGGGGCTCTTGGCTGGGACGGTCGGCATCGCTTACTGCTGCACAGCGTTGGCGTTGGCGAGGTCTTTTCTCGCCGTGCCAAGGGTGGCTGCCACGTCCGCGCCCTGCTGCATGGTCGCCAGCATCTGCTGCTGCTGCGCGGCCTGGGCTGCCACCTGCTGTGCCTCCTCCACTTGAAGCTCGGTCCTCACCCACTTGGCTGGGACCTTGATGCCGTCTGCCACGTCGCGCAGGATGATCGGCGCGTCTGGCAGGTGGGCGCACGCCGGATCCAGCTGCACGGCGGTCGCCACGATCTGGGCGAACTCGAGGAACTTGATGCCCTTTTGCTGCTCGATCGCGTCGTGCAGCGGGCTCTCGAACTTGAAGTCGACGTCGGCGTTGCGCAATGGGCGCGGGACGTCGAGCGGTGAGCCGAAGGCCCCGCCGCGGTAGAGCACGTCGAAGGTCTCCTCGCACACCTGGCCGTTGTACTGCTCCTCCATCGGCTCGAAGAGGGGGAGGGCGCCTCGGATGTACTCCTGCACGATCTGGCCTGCCTGGAAGGCCGTCATCTGCGGGTCGGTCGAGGGGTTGAAGGCGCGGAGCTTGTTCAGGAAGAAGCACTGCTGCAGCACCGCGCGGCTGTCCTTCACCATCTCCAGGCTGATCGGTAGGCCCTTCACGTCGATGTTGAGCGCGCGCAGCGCCTCGCCCAGCTTCTCGTCGTACTCGGCGTCGACCCAGGTGACCCCGCCCGGGAACATCTGCATGTCGGACTTGATCACGTCCTTCGTGGCCACCAGTGGCGGGTTGACAGCCTTCTCGCCGGCCTCGAGCAGGGTGAGGGTCATGGCCTGCAGGAGGCGCGCCTCGGGCAGCGCCGCCACCGTTGCTGGGCTGTAGGGGTACTGGCTGCCGGAGACCGTCACCCACCTGGGGATCACGTAGACCTGGCCCCAGATCGGGGTTTGCTCGATCACCCGGTTGTGCTCGCAGTCGTAGTAGATCGAAACGCGCGGCTTGCCGCCGGTGTTCATGTCGCAGAGCTCGGCCGCGCAGACGATGTGCATGACGAGGATCTCCTGGAAGGGGTCCTTCGCCATCTTGGTGCGGATCTTCGGGTCGATGTCGCCCTTGGGGAAGAGCGCCACGAGGTCGCACAGCGCCACGTTCCAGCGCCTCACCTTGAAGTCGATCTTGCCGTCCTGGTTCTCGCGCCAGGCGACGTCCTTCAGGTGCCAGCCCTGGTAGAGCAGGTGCTCGCGGGTGCGGTTGAGCTGGATGCTGATCACGCACCCGCCGAAGGTGGCGAAGTCGTGATCGCCCTGCTTGGCGGTTTTCGTGAACTGCGCGTCCGGGTCGTACATCGCGCGGCGCTGTACGGTCTCGGCCCACTGCAGCCAGCGCTTGGAGGCGTTGTCCTCGATGCCGGTGTCGCGCGGCACCATGTGGAACCAGGCCTTCTGGGTGGGCCTGAGCATGGTGCCCAACTGGTCCCCGAGGTCGCGCCGGCACAGGATCGGGTAGCTCGAGGAGAGGTGCGCGGCGTAGTCATCCCCGATGTTGCGGTTGACGGTGAAGTCCGCCCGCTCGACGTAGAGCTGCTCGGCGATCTCCTGCTGCAGGCTCGCCCAGCCACCGCGCTTGGCGAAGAGGTTCTCGCCGAGTTCCTTGAGCTGCTTGGGGGTCACGTGCCGAGCACGTCGCCTGTGGTGCTGTCGCTGGTGAGGATGGTGCTCTGGCGCCCGCGGCGCTGCATCTGGCTGGCGATCGAGCGGCGCCGTGCGCGCTTGGTGGCCGCGTCATCTCCCAGGGGGATCGCTGGCTTTTCCTCCGCCTGCAGGTCGGCCAAGGATTGGCGCTCGAGGGCGGCTTGCTCCTCGGCGGTCTTTCGCGCCTTCTTCGCGGACTGGTGCTGGTCTACCGCGCTGGCGGCCCCGACCGCCGCGACGGCATACATTGCGGTTACGCCCATGGCTTACCCCTTTCGGTCCAGTCGCTTGGCGCGGATCTCGTCGACGAGATCGTAGCCCAGGCGCCCGAGCAGCTCCCCCACCTTGTTCGTGCGCTTGGCGTGATGATAGACCACCTGCACGCCTTGCGCTGCAAGGCGCCGCTCGGCCTCCTTGATCAGGCGGATCCCGATGAGGCCTGCCCGGTACTCTGGCAGCACGAAGAGCACGTCCTGGTTGGCCTGCAGGGAGCCCTTGTAGTGCATGTTCTGGCGCACGATGAAGACCACGTACCCGGCCAGGCGCGCGCGGTCGCGCACCGTGTAGCAGCGCAGCTGCCCGGCGGCCTCGAGGGCGCGGTAGGCGTCCTTGTCCGGGTCGAGCGGGATGTCCTGGTAGTGGGCGATCTCGGCGTAGTGGGCCTGGAGCAGGGGCTCGGCCTCATCCCACAGGTCGCTCACGCGCTCGGCCTGGTAGTAGATCCCGCGCAGCTCGGTGAAGTGCGGAGCCATCACGTCCACGATCAGGTGGATGCGCTCGCCGCTCTCCACGAGGTTCTCGACCGAGTGCTCGCGCTTGTGGTTGAACCAGAAGATGTCCCCTGGTTCCGGGTGAATCTCCTCGCCGCCGCACCGGAAGATGTTCCCGGGGCCGCCGGCCAGGCAGACGTGGAAGCGGTCGTACAGGTTGGCGTAGATCCCCTCGTCGACGTGCGCCGCGATCGCGCCGCCCGCCGGCAGGCGCGTGAGCATCACGTGCCCCAGGTCGCCGATGGCGCCCAAGCGCTCGAGCACGCTCATCACGGCCTCGCCGATCTCCGGCATGAGCAGGTGCGCTGCCGGGTGGTCGACCGATTTGGTGTCGTTGAGCACCCGTGCCGCCAGGCTCGTGGCGATGCGGCGGTGATCCTCACCTTGGGCTGCGACCAGGTCCTCGGTGGGCAGCTTCACCCAGCGGATCATGATCGACTGCGCCTGCGCGTGGGCCGAGCCCTCGTAGTACTCGCGCCCGCCCTGGCCCCAGTGCGCCTGGTGGTGCGAGAGCCGCTCGAGCAGCGGGGCTGGGTCGAGTTTCCCGATCACTCTGAAGTTATTCACCGTTTCCTCCTCGCTGCCTGGTGCCCGAGCTGCACCTTGGGGTCCATGCCGCGCATGCCGCGGCCGTAGTTTTGCTGCTTCCTGTCTATCCACTCCATGGCGTGGGTGAGCTCGCGCGGGCCAGCCCACCAGGCCATGACCACGGCGTCGCCGCGGTCTGGGCTGCGCCCGAGGCGCTCGGCGACGTCCTCTTTTCGCTCGAGCTTGATGCCGTTCGGGGTGAACTCGAAGACCGGGGCGGCGAGGTCGGCCACTAGCTTGGAGTCATCCGGCAGCGCGATCGGGCTGCCGTTTGGCTGCCCTGGGTCAAGCGCCTCCCGAAAGAGCCAATAGGCGGCCGTCCTGCAGTTGGTGAACTTGAGCTTGCCGTCGCGGGCGCGCTTCGTGGTGGACTCGGCGCCCTTGAATCCCACGGTCTCGATGTCGTTGCCCTTCAGGTGCTCGAACGCTGCGCCCCCGTACCCGCCTCCGAGGTCGAGCACCACGGTGGCGTTGTTGCGGCGCTTTGCCACGATGCGGCCGGCCACGTCAGTCCCCAGCGGTGTCTCCCGTCCCGGGTAGACCAGCATCGTGGCGAACCAGCCGTCGTGCCGGATGGCGAGCGCGGTCTCGTCGTCGCCCCCTTGGGCCACGTCCACGCCGATCGAGCACATGGGGATGCCCTCGGGCGGGTGTGGCGTCCAGCGCTTCTGGGCTTCCCGGATCCAGCTCGTGGGGATGGCCTGGTTCGGCACGTCCCGGAAGAGGGTCTTGAACTTGCCCATCAGGATCGAGCGGTATGGCTCGATCAGGTTGTCCAGCTGCTTCTCGTAGTCGGTGCCGGCGAGGTAGGGGTTGTCGGCCACGCTCGAGGGGACGAAGGTGTAGGACAGTGGCTCGACCATCTTGCCGTTGAAGCCCACCGGCCGGCGGTCCTCCGGGCCCTTCACCCAGACCATCTTCCCGTCCTGGTCGATCACCGCCCACCGGAGCTCGCCAGGTGCTGCCGGGTTGTCGAAGCGCTCATCGAGCCACGGGGCGAACATCTCGACCACCCACAGGCCCTCTGGGCCCAGGGGCGGGTTGGTGGCCATCACCACGCGCTTTCGTTGGCCGGGTGTCACCGAGCGCAGCCACCCCATCAGGAAGCGGACCTGGACGTAGGCGAACTGTGTGGCCTCGTCGATGCCGATCAGGTCGTGGGGCTTGCCCTGCCATTGCTGCTCGTCGCCGATTGTCTTCGCGGCGCCGAAGTCGATCACCCGGCCGTCGGGGCGCTTCAGGGTCGGGGGGATGGAGCCGTTGAAGCCGTCGCGGCTTCCGTTCAGGGTGATCGCCTGGGCGGTGAGCCCGGTGCCACCCTCCATGTCGGAGTAGTGCCGGCGCATGAGGAGGCTGTACTCGTGCTCGTTGAAGGCGAGCCCAAGCACCAGCTGGGTCTTGCCGCCGCCTGGCTCCCCGCCGAAGAGGAGCACGTCGGCTTTGGACAGGTAGGCGTCTGTCTGCGGGCCTGGGTTTGGGACCCAGGTCATGTGGCGGGTTGCTGCGTGGACCTCCTCGGCGATGCGGCGCCTGGCCGGTGCCGGCTTCTTGGCGACCCGGTCTATCAGCTCGTCGAGGAGGCCCTTGGCCACCTACTTACCTGCGCAGCTTTGCCGCCTTTGCTTTGGCCTTCGGCTTCGCCTTCGCCTTGGGCTTCTTGGCGGCCGCTTTGGCGCGCTTGGCCACCTTGGCGGCGTGCTCCACCGCCTTCGCTTCGGCCTTGGCCGCGGACTTGACTTCGGCTGTGGTGGGCGGGGGCGGCGGGTCGGCGATGAAGCGAACGGCGAGGCCTGGCTTGCGCTCGAGCACCGCGGCGAGCGCATCGCCCTTGGCCATGTCCTTCGGGATCTCGTTCGCCGTGCCGTCGTTCACGCACGTCCTGCAGTCGAGAACGTCCTCGACCTTGGTCACATCTCTCTGGCAGTTGATGCACTTCATGGCGGTTCCTTTTCGTTGGGCCCCTCCGTGCGGGCATTGTGCCACCAGCTTACCGGCGGCGTTTGTGCGCTGGCTTTGGTTTCGGCTCGCTCGCCGCCTTCATCACCGCGTCGTTGCGCTCGGCGATGATGCGCTGCAGGCACTCGACTGCTCCCTCGGGTTTGCCAGCGGCGCCGGCTTGGTGCTGCAGCACCGCCAGCAGCTCGCGTCCGAGTTGCGCATCCGGGCTCTCGGCCATGGCTTGCGCCACCGCGGCGTGCGCTGGCGCCGGCGGCGCACCGAACGTCATGCGCTCGATCGGCCGGCTGTCGAAGCTGGTGATGCCGCTCCCCATCCCGGTGCCTGGCGCCTGGCGCATCACCGCGCCCGGGACCATGCCGTAGGGGCTCGTCCAGGTGCTCACGAAGTAGTTCAGC